TGTGGCGCATGATGGATGTCTTTCCTGAGCCAGAGCCAGCACAAAATGTTGTAAGCTCTCCATACCTGATCCCGTGAAGCTTCTCGTTGAGTCCTTTAAATGGGTATTCGTGGTCATGTGGTGCTTGAGGTGTGGTTACAATTTCAAATAAGGTCTTACCATCTATAATACCATCTGGCCTATAAGGCTTGGCATCCCATATTGCTTTTCGTATAGCATCTGAATCATTAGCTTGTAAAGCCTCTGATGCATCCTTATACTGATCTAGTTTAGCTATCTTTGCTTTCCCAGGTGGTATAATGCTCGCAACTTCTTCAGCCGCTTTCCGTCCTGCAGGGTCACTATCAAAGAAGACCACCACTTCCTCATATCCTTGAAAAAAGGGTATTTGTTTTTGGCAATCTTTTTTGGCGGAAGCTGCTCCGTGAGGGAGAGAGACCATCGGCCAACCTGACATAACTTCGTAACATGAAGCCGCATCTAATTCACCTTCAGTAATAACAAGACGTTTACCAGTATTAGGAAAGCGATGCTGAGCGAATAAGGTATTAGTGGAAACTCCTTCATAGCGAAAGTCTTTACGTTTTTGTTTTATTTTCACACCCTTTAATATACCAGACTCATCGTGGTAGGGAAACCTTAAGGTATCTCCATCCCTATATATCTGATAGAACTGATTAGTTTTCTCTGATATATTTCTTTTAACCAGCCTTTCAGCTGATCCTGTTAGGTGGATGTTTTGTGACATCTGTTCACTGTGAATAACGTCATTATCTCCTGGTGTTCTATGTTGGCACACAAAACAAAAGGTGTGGCCATCAGAGTATAAGCTATTACCATCTGATGAGCCACAATTTCCGCAAGGCATGTGCCTTACGAATTCACTTTCGGTCATCTCTCAATCAACCAATCAAGTGGGATATTATTAAAAGAAGTCCAAGGTATATCTAACTTCTCGCACCATTGTGCATATGTTGTCTTACTCTTCCTTGATATAGTGTTATAGGGTGATTGAAACACCATCCTTAAATCTATATCAGGGTTATCTTTCTTTACTTGTTTGATCTTACGTCTATCTTCAGCATCCCAATAACCTTTGCATTCTAAAACAACATTATTAGAGAGTACAAAATCAGGTGTATAGTTGTGCTGTATAACATAAGGTATCTTTTTCGTTTCGTATTCATAGGATACATCAAGGCCGGAGAGAAGATCAGCGACCTTCTCCTCTAAACCTGATCTAAATTTAATATCCTTCTTGTTCTTTAACTTATCGTAAGTTTTCTGAGCCCATTTAAGGGCGTCATCTTTAGAAGTCTTCTTCATCGGTGGTTTCTACTGAAGCCGGGGTTGCATCAGCTGTTACATTAGGATCACTAGCCTTAAAGCCAGATGTAGTACCAAATAGTTCAGCTACTTCCGTAGCGTCTAAATCTCCAGTATCTACACCAGCCTGGCCTTTTACTGAGACAACCTGTACACCAACCAGCTTAAGAGAACTACCATAGGTAACTCCATCGCGGAGGATATAAGGCTTCTGATAGAAACCCAGCTTAACAGTAGATCCGCCATACAAAGGTGTCTTTTCATCGGTTAAAGGGGTGCCCTCCGTATCTACTACAGGTGGGCGATTCTCGGCATTCCAAGAAAATTTAATTTTATACTTACCTTCAGCGACTTCTTCCCATGGCTCAGGCTTGAGCGTGGATCGCTTAGGATTTTTCAGTTTCGACTCTGCCCACTTAAGTACTTCAGCCCTCTCCTCTTCTAATGTACTGATGATGTCATTACTGACTACAGCAGCGAGAGAGTAACCAAACTTACTAGGTGCAAGTATGGCCTGAAATCCTTCAAGGGTTACAGGTTTTTCAGTCTTGTGGATAGTTCTAGCCACCAGTCAAAGCCTCTTCTAATGATTGAGGTTCTTTTTGTTCATCAACACCAGGAGGTTGTTGGTCACTAGGCATGGTATCTAATTGATCGAGATCCTTTCCTATCCTATTAGCTGGTGCTATTTGCTTGGCTAAGTTCCTACGATAAGCAGTCAACTCTTCAATACGGTTATCAATAACACGTAGTTGATTCTCTTTCAGCTCTCTTTCTGCTTGCTGTAATCTCTCTTCAGAGACCACAACTACCCTAGTAGGTGAGAAGAAGCTGTCAAATAATGTGTACATGGATGTTAAATAGTTTGGTAAAGTGAACCATATTTAAGGAACACTTCTTTAAATTTTTGTAAGTTAGTACCTAAGTATATTATAGCAGATTGAAAGGGGGCTGCACTTTTAGCATTGCCAAATCTTATTCTACTATTAACAGCAATCCAAGGATAATTACAAACTGATCTCCACCATTTAGTAGATACATCTAGTTTGATTAGTAATATCATCTCCTTAGAATTACCTAATTCATATTGAGATACAGCATAGGGAACCCACTCTTTACTATTACTATAAGGATGATTCATGAATACACTCTCAGCTATCCAAGGGTGTGATAATCCATCCGAATCCTTAGTGTAATAATTATTAGCAGGTACGTTAGGTTCATTGAGGTCATTACAACAGGGATCTAAATCAATAACGTTAAAAAATTTAACGACATCTTGTATAAAACTATCAGGCGTATTCCAGCAATCTGTTTTGTTCCCTGTTGTTGAGGTCAGCACTTGTAGAGATGAGGTCATTGAAAGCTTTGAAATTTAATACTTGAACGTGTGGTACAAAGGATAGAGCTTTGCGAAAAGCTGGATCATTTTTAACAAAAGATGTTAATCGATCCCCCTCATATACTAATACAGGTATTTTACTAAGCTTATTAGCTAACCAATCAAGCTCAAATAGAGCCTGAGTTAATTTATTCTTTGCTGAGCCGCCAACTTGTTGGTATTTAAACTCAAATACATACTCATCAGTAATTGCATCAGGTTCATACCAATAGTGTTCGCTATGCCGTACCCTCTCCTTAACCCGGTAATTGAAATTAAATGTTGTTAATAAAGCATAACAACGCTTTTCAAACTGAGTACCAGTTTCGTTCGGTGTAGTCATGGTTAGCAGAAAAAATAAGTGGATTCAATTACGGATTCCGGTTCAAGGTCTCCTATAATCGGTGGTTCAGTATCCGCACCAATTTGTTGTGCGAATGTGGTTAAGTAATCTTGCTTAGCGAAGAGTTCCATGTAGGTCTCCCTTACTAAACTAGATAGTATAGACATATCCGTGGCTCTACATAGTACACTATCGTGTATTAAAGCTATAGGATTATCGAATCTAGTTGCACTAAGGTGTAAAAGAGAAGCATCCAGTGAGTGTATAAGGTTTGGAGCAGTAGCTGCTTTATGCCTTAATTTGTCAACAACATCAGCATCTTCAGTAGCTACACTGATCTTACATCTTCCTAATAATTGAAGGTTAAGTATTTCTACTTCTTTCTTCATTATCTTCTGATGTACAACAAAACCAGAAGGTGTTACCCATTCTAATTCAGTTAAGCCACGGCTGATGGCCTTAGACACTTCATCTTCTATCCATTTCATGACTTTCATAGGACCAGGTACTACGGTATGCATAGCATCTCTGACAGCTTTCACTGTGATTGTTAGATCATCCTTGTCAATCTCCACACCTATTTCAGAGAGTGCATCTCTAATATAGGTACGGTTAGAATAAGGTTTAGCATTGTAAGGTACTGTCATGACGGTTCTTTTGACCGTTTTCCTGTCCATTACTTTCTGTATGTGTACAGGGCAGCTCCTTTTAGCTACATCTGCTACAACCTTATATGCGTCTTGTGGCCTATCAGAGGCTACGACATTGACGAGTGTCGCAGTCTTTTTATCTCTAGCTAAACCAGCTAGGATCTGTAGACCACTACATGTAGCGTCTGTTGCTACTGGTAAACCAGTCGTCTTTCGGCATTGTGTTATTACACAAGCATAATACTCTTCACAACTAGCTAAGAATTGCCACGGCTCTTCCGCTGCCTCCCAGTCGCCAATGTTCCCTACAGGGTCTGAGGCTACTCTGGTAATCAACGGAATGTTATCATTCGTCCAGGCTAACCTTTCATTCATTGTAGCTTTGTCTAAACCATAGGTAGTAGCTACTTGGAAAGACAACCATTCCTCAGCTTCAGACGTAACAGTAGACTCATTAGCAAATCTTATCAATGACTTACCGAAGTCTGTATCTTGTGGAGTAAGAAAAGCAGGTATAGGGTATGCTCTACCTCTGTAATCAAAAGACCACGGTAGATAGAAAACCTTATCCTTAAACCTCTCCGCTGCCTCCATAGTCATCCTAGTACGGCATGACCGTCTAAACGCATTAGCATTGACATCCATCACCTTCCTAGCAGCCGTCCGGTACACCCTACGGGCTTCCTTATTGTCCGCTATATCGATAGGTTTAGGTGGTATAGGCATCTCAACTATAGGGATAAACTTATCAACACTAATTCTCTTCTCTTCTAACGTTTCAGCAACGTTCACTGTGAATGAATTAAGTTTATAACCAACCTTCTGAATTTTATTCAAAAAGGCTAGTGGAATTTCTCCCTGTATACATGGGTCATGTCCACGCCTAACCATTGGGTTGCCGCGCATCACCTCATTGAGTATATAACCCCCAGCTCTTTCGTTAGTCCAGTCATTTGGCTCTATGTACATTGGCCAAGATAGTGGAGAAAATAACTCACTATCTCTCATTACCTTATCTTTGATTGTAATGAATTCAGGTGTAGGCATTATATAATTAACCTTACGCCTGCCTTCTTGTCTTAGATCTTTGTAAAACCAACCACTAGTTTCCATTATACAGTTTAATAACCAAGCACCTAGCTTAACTCTATTAGCTCTACCCCAAGCTACCCAGTTTTCTATATCAGATTTATTCATTAAAGTCTGTATAGATACTAGCTTCTGTTTAGTACCTTTAGAGTTGTGCCAATAGTTTTGCTTCAGTACATTTAATAGACCTGGTGCTAAGGCTTCATAGTATCTCATCTGGCATTCATCTTCAACAGCATGTCCAATAGAGTCACATACATTAGTCAGGTTGTTACTACCTTCTTTATGGCTGAATACTTTATCGAATGTTAACTTACATGATATAGCAGCAGATGCTAAAGGTTCTAACTGTGATACGTAGTCTTTAATGAGTTGAAATTGGTGACCTGTACCACGTGTTAGCCTATCATGTGTAGTCTCCTCAATACGACTGACCACAATTGGCAGTAAAGTATCAATAGAAGAAATACCGTAAACAGTGGCTGACGCATAACTCTTATCTTCTAACTGTTGTGTGTTTGATCTTAACCGTTTGAGTCCCTGTGCAATTTGATCTCGTTCTAATTGTACTTGTTCCTCAATCTGTAACGGTGTGGGCATAATCGTATACCTCGTCTTGTACTTGAGCAGTTAGTAGAGTTTTAATCTCTTCATAATGAGGATGATCTAAAGGAAGCAAGTCTAATGCCTGCTTCTCATACGATACAATATCCTCAAGCGAGCGGGTCATCATAAGGGCTTTCCTCGTAGTATCTAGGTTGCATGAGATGTATTTCGTCTGGTGTACAAACAAGGAACTCACATTCCCCGATGTCCATCAGTTCTCTAGCTTTATTCTTTGCAGCGTGCATACGTTGGTACACATGTTCTTTAACTTTACCAGTCCTCACGTTCTTTTCACGTATAATACATGATACTGAAGATGGTATTTCCCAGCCAGCTAACTTCCAATCCATGAATTGTTCGAATGGTAAAGAATCGAAGTACTCTGATGGAGCGGCTGCTATTGCTTCCCAATTGTTAGGGAAGTATGGTTTCTTTTTCTTTTTAGGCATCATGAATAGGAATAACGTCAACTAGGTAATCATCGTGAAGACAAGCTTCTTCATAAGCGTCATAAGCAGCCTCGTACACATCATACCCTGAATTGAGTATAATGTCACGGCCACTTTCAAAGATTACATGATACTTCATGTTCACTGTGAATAAAGTTTACTAATAAGAACCTTAGTTCTTTTCTTAGCAGAGCGTAGAGCCTGAGGTTTCAGGGTACGCTTAGCTTCTTTCTTTGAATGATGTTGCCAGTTAGGTGTCACTTACTACACCTCCATGATGTTCAACATCTGTTGGTCTATCCTCTACTAAACTATAGTCGATGGATAGAACAGGTATCATTCCCTTAAGAGCATTGACTATCTCAAAGATAGTTTGCTTTGGGTCATGATTTGTTTTCACATTAATAGTGAATTTGTATTGTTTAAACTGATCCATACTATTTAGTAAAGAATATGTAAGGGATGGTGAGTCCCTAAGAAAAGCCCGAAGGCTTTATTTAGAGAGTCGTTGATAAGTCTTCTTGGTATATTCTACCACAGACTTAAAGTCTTTCATTGCTTCCTTTAACTCATGTTGATTAATCTTCCACCTGTTTTTGAAGTCTTCGAAGAGAGAATCCCTGTCTATGACTTGGATGTCAGGTAAATGTGATTGAACCTTAGTTAAAGTAACTGGTGTTTGTTCGGTAGGTATTACTACCGGTAATTGTTCTGTCATTTTAGTTGTCCTCTTCCTAGTTGGACGAGGTTTTAATTGTGTCGTAGTTGACATAATGTAAATGGGTGAACAAATGAGGTGACGAGCCCCAAAGCGGGTAATCGGATTCGAACCGATAACAATAGCTTGGAAGGCTACAGTTTTACCATTAAACTATACCCGCTAGAAGGTCATATGCCTCCTAGTACATAGAATGTAGGTTAAACCTCTGCTTTAACAGCATCAGCTTGTTGCTTTTGAGAATCACTCTCATTAAGCTCTTTCTTTAAGCTTTCTTTATAGAATTTAGAAGCAAATTGTAACATAGTGGACTTACTTATGCCGTTAATTAACACTCTATCAGTGTAATCTTTAGTAATAAGTAGTGCGTCATGTTCTTCACAATAATGTAAATCAGCATCACCTAAGTAATACTCATGTGTTGTTTCGAAAGTAAGCATAACCGTGTTCACTGTGAATGTAACATAAGGGAATAAGTGTCCCTCATTAAATCCACCGAAGTGGAAGGATTTGAGGAGAGAAACTGTTAATTAGCAAGTACTTTATCCATGACTCTATCCATTAACTCACCATCTTTAGATGTGAAGAATAAATGAGAATCTTTGGGTTCAATGTACGAACCAATTAGTTCATCTTGAGCTGCTTGTTCTTCTTCGTATGTAATAAGAACGATAGAAGATACATGCTCAATGTATAACCAAACAACAGCGTTTTTATAATGCCTTAATGATGCATCAGCTTCTTTAAATAATTCCACTAATGTATCAACTCCGTAGCATTCTTCAAGCTCAGAGTATATCTCGTCTTCATATTTATCGAAGAAAGAGATGGTATCAGCATAATATATGTGTTGAGAGCACACACCAGATGCACACC